AGATAGAGATACATTGTATCAAGGTAGAATTAACCCTATCGCAACTTTCTCTGATGTTGGAACTGTAATTTGGGGTAATAAAACATTACAAGTTGCTGACACAGCTCTTAACAGATTGAATGTTAGAAGATTGTTGTTACAAGCTCGTAAGTTAATTTCAGCGGTAGCTGTAAGATTATTGTTCGAACAAAACGACCAAATCGTTAGACAACAATTCTTAGACAGTGTTAACCCAATCTTAGATTCTATCAGAAGAGACAGAGGTTTATACGATTTCCGTGTAACAGTTACATCTTCTCCTGAAGACTTAGATAGAAATACACTTACAGGTAAGATTTACTTAAAACCTACGAAGGCATTAGAATTCATCGACATCGAATTCTTCATCACTCCAACAGGAGCTTCGTTTGAAAATATCTAATAAAAAATGGGGGAGTTTATCTCCCCCTTTTAGCCAATATGAGAAGAATAGTAGAAGGATTTAGAGCGGAACATACACCAGATATGAAATATTATGCATTCGATTGGGATGATAATATTGTTCATATGCCGACTAAAATAGTTTTAAAGACTGAAGATGGTGATGAGATTGGGATGAGTACTGACGATTTTGCAGAATATAGACATAACATTGGGAAAAAACCGTTCGAATATAAGGGTGAGACGGTTGTTGATTTTGCTGATGATGCTTTTAGAAACTTTAGAACTTTGGGTGACAAAGACTTTTTAATAGATGCAATGACCGCTAAAAAAGGTCCTGCGTTTAACGACTTTAAAGAGGCGATTAATAACGGTTCAGTTTTTTCAATAATCACCGCGAGAGGCCACAACCCAAACACATTAAAAGAAGCGGTTTACAATTATATCATCAACGGATTTGGTGGTATTGATAAAGACCAATTAGTTAAGAATCTTAAAAAATATAGAACATTTTCTGACGAAGAAGATATGTCTGATGATGATTTAATTAGGTCTTATTTAGAACTTAATAGATATCACCCCGTATCGTTTGGAAATGATGGAAGTGCTGCAAGTCCTGAAGAATTAAAGGTAATGGCTATGGACGAATTTGTGGACTATGTAAAAGGATTAGCTGCGTTACTTAATAAAAAGGCATTCCTAAAAAGAGATATTGCTAATAAATTCATACCAGAACAACCTAAAATAGGATTTTCAGATGATGATTTAAAGAATGTAGAAAAGATAAGTAAACATTTTAAAGATAAACCAGATAATATAGTAAAAACTTATTCTACTGCTGGAGGAATTAAGAAGGAATATAAATAATGAATATTAATTTCTAACCACAAAGTAAATAGAAATATTTTTGATAAGACTATATTTATAAGATATAAATAAAAAAAACAAAATTATAATAACATGGCTGATTTACTAATGAAAATGCCGATTCCTTACGAACCGAAACGTCAAAACCGATTCATCTTGAGGTTTCCTTCAAGCTTAGGGATAAATGAGTGGTTCGTGGAAAGTACGAAAAGACCATCCATCAAAATTGCTTCAACAGAAATACAATTTTTAAATACATCAACATACGTTGCAGGTAGATTCAACTGGGATGAAATGACAGTTAAGTTTAGAGACCCAATTGGTCCTTCAGCTTCTCAAGCTCTTATGGAGTGGGTTCGTTTACACGCTGAATCAGTAACAGGTCGTATGGGATATGCTGCGGGTTATAAGAAAGATATTGACTTGGAGATGTTAGACCCAACAGGAGTTGTTGTTGAAAAATGGATTCTTTATGGAACCTTCTTAACAAGTGTGGACTTCGGTTCTTTGGGATATTCTACAGATGCGTTGGCTGATATTACGGCTAATCTTCGTCCTGACCGTTGTGTGTTAGTATACTAATACTATTTATAAAAAATAAATACAAACTATATTTAACCGTAAAGACATAAACTTTACGGTTATTTTTTTTTATATGGACAATCAAACATCAAATTACGCACAACAGAATTTTACACTACCACACGACGTGGTTCCTTTACCATCTCAAGGTGTATTCTATAAAAACAAGAAAAAGTCTGTCAAGGTTGGATATCTAACTGCCACAGATGAAAACATCTTAATGGCTGGTGGAGATGATATATCTACCAACTTAATTAGAACAAAACTTTATGAACCTGATATGAGAGTTGAAGATTTGTTAGAAGGGGATGTTGAAGCAATTCTTGTATTTTTAAGAAACACAGCATTTGGACCAGAATTGAATGTTAACGTTGTAGACCCTGCAACGAGAAAACAATTCGAAACAACAGTTGTTTTGGATGAATTAACAATAAATCAAGGTCAGGTTCCTTCGGAGGATGGTACATTCACAACTACACTACCGAAGTCAGGTGTTAGTATCAAGTTAAAACCAATGACTTACGGTGAAATAATTGAGATAAATAAAATGACGGCTCAATATCCTGTTGGTAGAGTTGCACCAAGAGTTACTTGGAGACTACAAAAACAAATTGTTGAAATTGACGGAAACCAAGATAAGGGTGAAATTGCTAAATTTATTGAACAAATGCCAATTATGGATTCAAAATTCATAAGAAATTTTATGGAAGAAAATGAACCAAGATTAGACATGAACCGAGTAGTAACAACCCCATCAGGAGAGAGACTGACAGTTAACGTCGGTTTTGGGGTGGAGTTTTTTCGTCCTTTCTTCTGATTATAGAAAAGGACAACTTGACGAATTCTTCTATTTGAATACGTTATTGAAAATTACATATCAAGATTTTGAAAGGATGCCCATTTTCATGAGAAAATATCTTCTAGATAAATGGGTTGAAACTAACAAGAGGGACTAAAAAAATAGTCCTTCTTCTATTTATAAGAAAAACGTTTAATGGCTGATAACAAAGAAACACCAAGCGAATTTGGTAAAAAGTTAGGGGAAGCGGTTTCCTTTGGGGTTGAAGAATTTATTTCCGCCGCTGACGAGATGAAACAAGCGGCCAACTCACTTGTTGGTTCATTTACTTTATCAAGAGCAAGGGTTGGAGAGATGATGTCTGCGGTGAACGAAGCGGCACCAAGATTGACAAGACTTGGTGCAAGCTTTCAGAAGACACAAGAAGTGATGGGAGATATTGCCAAAGCCACAGGTAGAAATACCTTAGCTTCAGCTGAGAGTGTCGAAAAATTATATGCCACAACCAAGGTCATTGGAGGTAACGTTAAAAATATTGTTGAAGAATTTACAAACGTTGGAGTTCAATTTGGTGTTGTAGGACAACAACTTGAAGAGTCAGTAGTAACGGTTAGAGATTTAGGATTAAATGCCGCTGATGTAATGACTAAAGTTGTTAGTAACGCTTCTAATCTTAATAAGTTTAATTTTGAGGGGGGAGTCCAAGGGCTAACCAAAATGGCAGCAAGAGCAACCCAACTCAGATTTGATATGACTTATGCTTTCAATATGGCGGAAGAGGCGTTAAACCCTGAGAACGCAATTAACATGGCATCAGCATTCCAAAGGTTAGGTGTTTCAGTAGGAACACTTGCAGACCCATTTGCCTTAATGAATGCATCAATAAATGACCCTGGTGCATTACAAGAAAGCTTGGTTAACGTAAGTAAACAATTCACTTATTTCGACGAAAAGACAAAAACATTCAAGATTAACCCACAAGGGATGTTGACCCTGAGACAAATGGCTGATGAAACGCACACAAGTTATGACAACTTAGCAAAATCTGGATTAGCGGCTGCAGAGCTTGATAAAAGGTTATCTCAGATAAACCCGAGAATCAATTTCAAAGATGAGTCAGACAAACAATTTTTGAGTAATTTGGCTGAGATGGATGCGACAGGAAATTATGTTGTAAAAATCAGAGATGACCAAGGTAGAGATTCAACTAAAAATTTGAGTGAGGTAACACAACAAGAATTTGACAAGTTAATTCAGGCACAAAAAGACCAACCTAAGTCTATGGAAGACATTGCAAGGGCTTCTATGAAAACGGGTGATATTGTTGCTAATGATGTTGCGGCAATTAAAGAAGCCGTTGTAAGAGGAGCTGTATCAACATCTTTCGTTAAAGACAACATGGAGGCGTTCAGGAAAATTGTAACAACCCCAACAGGTTCAATATCAAAAGAAATTGCCAGAACCGAAATATTCAGTAAAGAATTTGATACCGCGGCCAATGCAATTAGAGACGCTGTAAAAGAAATGACAAAGACGGGTGGTAAGTCTATGGGTGATATCATGAAAGACTTGGGTGGTAAATTTGGGGAACAAAGTAAATCTGTTACCAAAGTTGTCGAAGGGCTAAGTCAAAAAATTTACTCTGATATTAAAGGTAAAAATTTAAGTTACGGTGATTCTGAATTAGGTGCTTTTGCAAACAGCGCTCTGAGAGGTCTTGAATCATACATCGATAAAACACCGGTTGGTAAAGCGGTCGCAGCTGAAAAGGGTGGAACTTCTGTGAAGGCAACACCATCAAAATCTTTATTCTTAGAAGGTACAGATTCTTTAACAAAAACAGCGAATCAAAACCAAACGTTAACGTCCACAATAAATAAAACTGTGGATTATAGTGGTACCGTTGTGTTTAAAGTAGATGCACCAGCAGGTGTTAGTAAAGAATACTTAGAACAATTTTTGAACGAAGAAAGATTCAAAGAAATGGTATACAAATATGTTGAAGAGAAAAACAAACAACTCCAAAAGACAAAGTAATTTATCATCAGAAAAATACCAATTAACCTATTTATAATAAAAGTATTGAATGGGTAGTCCATTAGATTTAGTTAATTCAGAAGCGTTTAGAAAGAAACTCATTACGAGAAACTTGACCCCTTATCTTAAGGCTCCCAACAGACCTACGCCACCATTTAATACAGAATACATACAATCAGACACATCGGTTCAAGATAGTCCTGACCAATTAATAGACGAACCATCTTTTGCTAATAAATTATATCCATTGAATAAGTGGGGTAATGAGGGAGGATATCAACAAGCTCCTGACCCTGTCGGAAACACAAACACAAAATCCAACGAAGGTGAGTACGGTTTCCAAGATGCAAACATTTTAAGTGAGGCTGAACCCGAATCAAAGAATTGGAGAAAGATTAATGCATTCGGTAATGGTAGTGAGCAACTATATGATAGTGGTGAATTTGTTGGTAATTTAGAAACAATTGACGCCAACGGTAGTACAAGATATTATAACAATCAACCCTACCCCAACTTCAACCCGTCAACA